GACCGGCCGCTAGCGCAGCGCACCGTATCGAAGGTCAATGACCCTAATACAAGCTGGTACGCGCAAGAGCCACACTGGATCCTGATCGAGGATCTGCTGCAGGGCACCTACGGCATGCGCAAGAAGCATCGCCGTTACCTGCCGCAAGAACCACGCGAGCTAGACGAGTCCTACGACAACCGCCTAGCTCGTAGCGTCTGCCCGCCGTATTACATCCGCCTAGAGCGCATGTTGGCCGGCATGCTGACCCGCAAGCCCGTCCGACTGGATGACACCGCCGACGCAATCCGCGAGCAACTATTCGACGTAGACCTGCAAGGCAATGACCTCAATGTCTGGACCTATGAAGCAGCCCGCAAAATGGTCCGTTATGGCCACATTGGTACATTGGTGGATGCACCGGCTAATGGGGGTCGACCCTATTGGGTGACCTACACGCCCCGGCAGATCCTTGGCTGGCGCACCGAGACGCAAGAGGGCAAGCAAGTGCTGACCCAGTTGCGGCTATCGGAAGTGGTCACAGTGCCAGATGGCGAGTTTGGCGAGAAAGCCGTCGAGCAGGTTCGTGTCCTAACGCCTGGCGAGTACCGCATCCACCGCAAGCAGGACAGCGGTGAGTTCACCGTTGTCGATGAAGGCCGCACCAGCCTTAGCCAAATCCCGTTCAGCATTGCCTACGCGCAACGGCATGGTTTTATGGAGTCGCGCCCGCCGCTGGAAGACATCGCAGAGCTGAACCTAAAGACCTATCAGATCCAGTCAGACCTCGACAATATCCTCCATGTCTCAGCGGTGCCCATGCTGGCGCTGTTCGGCTTCCCGTCAAGCGCTGAGGAAGTATCAGCCGGACCCGGCGAGGCGATTGCATTTCCTGCTGAAGGCCGCGCTGAGTACATCGAACCAGCAGGCCGCAGCTTCGAGGCGCAGTTCCGCCGGCTTGAGCAGCTTGCGTTGCAGATCAATGAGCTTGGCCTGTCCGCAGTGCTAGGTCAGAAGCTGAGCGCCGAGACCGCTGAGGCAAAGCGCATTGACCGCAGCCAAGGCGACAGCACCATGATGGTGATTGCGCAAAACATGCAGGACATGATCGACAACTGCCTGCAGTTTCACGCGCAGTACCTCGGCAATGCCACTGCCGCCGGCAGCGCCTACGTCAACCGTGACTTCCTCGGCGCACGCCTTGAACCGCAGGACATCGCCGCGCTGCTGTCGCTGTACACCGCTGGCACCATCTCGCAGGAGACATTGCTCCGCGAGCTTGCGGAAGGCGACGTGTTGGGCGATAACTTTGATGTGGACGAGGAGCTGGAGGCCACATCCAATGCGGGGCTTGACCTATCGGATGCTGGACGTCCTGACAGACTGGTTGATAGCAGTGATGATCTGGGTGGAGCCGAAGAAACCGAGGAAACCTGAAATTGATTACACCATGTGCGAGCTGCCGGATAACATCCTGGCCATTGTGCGCATGAAGTATTACAAAGGCGGCAAGGCTGATGAGGTAGACCAAGTGGTGCTGTACGAGGACGGCCAAAATGGCTATGAGGCCTTTGCGGCAGCGGTTAACGGCGCCCTTGCCCGTGGTGCTGATGTAAGCATCAGGTCGCAGTACCGCCCCGATCAGCTAGGCATCATCTAATGTCAACACCAGAATCGCTATACCGCAACGCCATTGACCTAAACAGGTTCAGCAATAGCGTTGGCCGGCGCATCATCAATGCCTATAACGACATCATCATTGATGCGGTCAATCAGCTCCGCACTATTGATGAGCTAGCCGCTCCGGTCAAGGCTGCCAGACTGCGGGCGATCCTTGCGCAGCTAAAGGACAGCCTTGCAACCTGGGCTGGTGACGCAACCGAAATAACCGCAACCGAGCTGCAGGGCATCGCGCAGTTGCAGTCTGAGTTTGTGGCCGATCAGTTGCAACGTGCATTGCCTGCTGGTGCCCGTGATGCAGTACGCACCGTGGAGATCAGCCCGCAGTTTGCGCAGTCGGTGGTCACAACTGACCCAACCCAAATCAACGTGGTGGCGCTTAGTGATGACCTGTTCGCCGCAGTGCAGGGCGCACCGGCAACTTTCAGCCTGACCGCTGCCCAAGGTGCCACGATCACGTTGCCCAATGGCGAGGTGGTCAGCAAGGCGTTCCGTGGCATTGCCGTTGATCAAGCCGAGCGGTTCTCGCAGGTCGTCCGCCAAGGACTGCTGACCGGCGAGCCGACTCCTGCTATTGCTAAGCGGCTGATCGGCAGCCTGCAGTTTGGCGAGGAGGCCAAAACCGTCAAGCAGCTTATCGCCGCAGGCGGGCAGGCAACAGCCGTAGCCGACAATCAAGTCATCGCCCTCGTTCGCACGAGCATCAATCAAGTGGCCAATACCGCCAGCCAGCAGGTGTACGAGGCGAACCAGGACATCACACCGCGTTATCGGTACGTCGCTACGCTTGACACCCGCACCAGCGCGATCTGCCGGGCGCTGGATGGCCAAGAGTTTGAATACGGCAAGGGTCCAACGCCGCCGCAGCACTTCAACTGTCGCAGCACGACCGTTCCGGTGATCGATTATGACGCCTTAGGCTTTGCCCCGCCGCCGCCGAGTAAACGCGCTGCAGCAGGCGGCATGGTGCCGGCAAACGTTAGTTACGGAGAATGGCTAAAGGCAAAGCGGCCAGGAGAAACGGACGCCGATCTACTAGCTCGCCAAGCAACCGCGCTTGGCGCGGGCAAAGTCCCTTATTTTCGCAAGCTGTCTGAAAAGTATGGACCGCAAAACGCACTCGCCAAGCTGGTCCGCGACGATGGGTCAGAGCTAACCTTGGATCAGTTGCGGGCTCGATACGGTGCCGTTAAAGCGCGGTAAGTCTCAGGAGGTCATCTCGGAGAACATCCGCCGCGAGATCAAGGCCGGCAAAACGCCAGCCCAAGCGGCAGCCATCGCGTACGCAAAAGCCGGCAAAAGCCGCAAACGTAAACCCAAGCGCTAAGGCCATGCCTAAGTACACCGGACCAGCCAAGCCTCAAAAGCCCATGCCTAAGAAAGGAGGCAAGAAAAAGTGAAACGCGGCGACCGTGTTAGCTGGAACTACCAAGGCACGCGCACCTTTGGTGTGATCACCAGCATTGGCGGCGAACGGGCGACCATACCAACGCAAGGCGGTGGCAGCGTCACCCGCGTTGGCAGCATGGATGATCCAATCGTTCGGATCAAATCCGAGTCAACCGGCAACGCGGTCATCAAAAAGCGGTCAGAGCTGAAACCTGCACCACGGCGATGATTACCTATCGCGGCGAGCAGTTCGAGGGTTACAACAAACCCAAGCGGACGCCTAAGCATCCGACCAAATCGCACGCGGTACTGGCCAAGGATGGCGAAACCGTCAAGTTGATCAGGTTCGGCCAGCAGGGGGTATCTGGCTCACCACCACGAACAGGAGAAACAGCAGCAGCGAAGGCCAGACGGGCATCATTTAAAGCAAGGCACGCCAGTAACATTGCTCGTGGGAAGATGTCACCGGCTTATTGGGCGGACAAGGTGAAATGGTAGCCCGCTCCTGCTGGTGTATCCAGTCCTTTAGCTCAGTGATGTACTGCCGCAACTCATGCGCCTTTGCGGCGTGCCAGCCGTTGCCAGTTTTGCGGTACAGGTGCTCATGCCGGTCGATCGCATCTAGCGCCTGCTTGATCAGTGCATTCCACGGGCCGCGTATTGGTGTATCCCATTCGCGTGCCATTATCGGCATAGCTGGTACGATGACAGCGTAATTAAGCCTGCGGCTTATCCATGTCCGATGAAACACAAACCCAGGAGCCTGCGGCTACCGGGGGTGACAATAACGACGCATTGCAACGCAGTGTGGAAGCGCTTGAGCGCAAAAATAAAGAGCTGATTGCAGAATTGCGTGCTGCCAAAAAGGCGCCAGCATTGCCTGATGGGGTTGATGTCAATGAGCTATTGGAGTTCAAGCGCAACCACGAGCAACAGCAGCTTGAATCGCAAGGCAAGTATCAAGAGGCGCGACAAGCTCTGGAGCAGCAGTTCCGTGAGGCGACGGCGGAAAAGGACCAGCGCATTGCCGCACTGGAAAGCCGCGTCCGCGAGTTGGAACTGGTCACGCCAGCAGTAACAGCACTGGCTGACATCGTGCATGACCCCGACCTGGTGCTAAAGACCAAGCTGAGCGCTGATCAGATTGAACGCGACCCTGACGGCACCGTGGTAGTGGTTGATGGCTACCAGCGCACGCCAGTCAGCGAGTGGGCAAAGACGCTGCCGGCATGGATGCAAAAGCAACCCAAGCCGCAGGGCAGCGGCGCACCATCAGCCGGTGCTAGCACTGGCGGCATCCCAGCGGGCATGGCAAACCCATTCAGCCGCGATAGCTTCAATCTGACTGAACAGGCGCGACTGTTCCGCACTGATCGTGATTTGTACGATCGCATGAAAGCAGCAGCTAACCGTTAAGCTATTGCCAACCGGCTGCGCTGGTGCTTTGGGCTGCGCCCACACCGTAAACCATTCCCCCGAGATGAATCATGGCGACTCTTCGCTCTGACATCATCATCCCAGAGGTTTTTACGCCTTACGTCATTGAGCAAACCACGCAGCGTGATGCCTTCCTGGCTAGCGGTGTGGTGCAGCCTCTGGCGGAGCTGAATGCAACTGAGGGTGGTGACTTTATCAACGTCCCCTTCTGGAAAGCCAACCTTTCCGGTGACTTCGAGGTGCTGACCGACAGCAGCTCGCTGACCCCCGGCAAGATCACTGCTGACAAGCAGGTCGGCGTCATCCTGCACCGTGGCCGTGCTTTTGAGGCTCGTGACCTGGCAGCCCTGGCTGCTGGTGCCGATCCCATGGCCGCCATCGGCGCCAAGATCGCTGACTACGTTGCCAACCAGCGCCAAAAGGACCTGCTGTCCTGCCTGGCCGGCGTGTTCGGCGCCCTGGGCAATAATGCGACTGCTCCCTTTGTGGACCTGTCGATCGACGGCCTGACCGCTGACACCCCGACTGTTCTGAGCCCCCGTCACGTTGCCGAAGCCCGCAGCCTGCTGGGCGACCAAGGCGACAAGCTGACTGCCATCTGCATGCACTCCAAGGTCTACTACGACCTGGTTGAGCGTCGTGCTATTGATTACGTCAGCACTGCCGAAGCCCGTGGCAGCACCACCACCCAGTCGGGCGGTTCGATGGTTGCTGCTTACGGCGGCGAAGTGAACGTGCCGACCTACATGGGTCTGCGCGTGATCGTGTCTGACGATGTGCAGACCGACGGCAGCGGCGCCAGCACCGAGTACGCCACCTACTTCTTCACCCAGGGCGCTGTTGCCTCCGGCGAACAGCTTGCAATGCAGACTGAAACCGACCGTGACATCCTCGCCAAGAGCGATGCCATGTCGATCGACCTGCACTACTGCTACCACCCTGTTGGCGCTAAATGGGGCGTCACCACGGTCAACCCGACCCGCGCTCAACTGGAGACCATCACAAACTGGTCGAAGGTGTACGAGACCAAGAACATTGGTATCGTCCGCGCCACCAACACCTCTAACTTCGATTGAGGTAACTAACCATGGCACAACCTTCCCAGTTTGAACTGTCCACAGAGCAGTACATCGTTGCTGACCACTACATCGCCTCCTCGGTGGCTGATGTGCAGTTCTTCACCGCTCCGGTGAAGTGCGAAGTGGTCAGCATCCGCGAGGTGCATGCAGTCGCTGGCAATGATGGCTCTGATGTGACCGGCACGATTCGTCGTTGCCAAGGCACCGAAGCTGCCACCGCTGGCGATGACCTGCTAGGCGCCACCAAGATCAACCTCAAGGGCACTGCTCTGACTGAGCAGAAGTTCGATGCTGCTGATTCTGGTGAGCTGACCAGCACCACCGCCAACCTGACCCTGGAGGCTGGCGACCGTCTGTCTCTGGACGTGACCGGCACCACCACCACCCTGGCTGGTGTGATCCTTAGCGTGCTGCTGAAGCGCGTCTGATGGGTCTGTTCGCTTTCCGGCGACTGCGTGAAAAGGAGGCTGCTGCTAACGCGGCGGCCTCTCTTTCTATGCCAGAGCCAACTCCTACACTGACCCCAGAGGTCCAGACCGATGGCAGTAGTAATCGACGCAACAGTGGGCGGCGCAAACGCCAACAGCTACCTGACGCTGGCTGACGCTACCGCCATCATTGATGGCTTTGTCGAGAATCCAGACGTGCAGCACTGGAACAGCGGCAACACTGATAGCCGCAACCGGGCGCTGTTTACCGCAACGCAACGGCTAGACCGTGAGCGGTTTCTTGGCGCACGGGCGACTGATACCCAAGCGCTGCAGTGGCCACGCACTGGCGTGCGCAAGCCTGACACCTATATCAATACCTACGCGGTTGGGTTCCCGTTCCGCATAACGACGGACTATTTCACCGACACCGAGATCCCGACGCAGATCAAGTATGCGCAGGTGTTGCTGGCGGTCTATCTGCACAACAACACCAGCGGCCTTGACCTGAGCGGCCTTGAGGATTACAAAAACGTCAAGATCGGCAGCCTTGACGTGACGCCTAACCTTGGCTATGGCGCTGTTGGCGCCGACCGCGTGCCGCCGTTGATGGAAAGATACCTGACTGGGCTTAGAATCAGTGGACCAGGCAACGTTTCCATCCGCCGGAGCTGATCATGGGTTACAAGTACCCCGGTGCTGAATACATCAGCGACACTGTTGCTCACACTGGCCGCTTCGGCAAGATTGTATCGCTTGAGGCCAGCACTGTGATTAGCAGCCTGACCGCACTGGACTACACCGGCAACGCACTGACCTCAGTGGTGCTGGACCCTAGCTGCGAGCTGGAAGGTGTGTTTACCAGCATCACACTGGCAACTGGTTCCGTCGTCGCTTATCGCCTCTGATGGCGCTTGCTGATTCGCTGCGATCAGTCGCCAGCAAAGTGATGGCAAGGTTTGGCGGCGATGTGACGATTCGCATCGTGACGCCTGGGACCTACAACACCACTACTGGCGCCATCACCGAGTCAGTTTCTGACACCGGCATCAAGGGCGTGCTTGAAGATGTCAGCGTGCGCGAGGTCAACGAACTGGTACAGGCAGGCGATAAACGGTTGATCGTGGCTGCGTTGGACCTAAATGGCACAGTGCCTGACACGGTTGACCGTGTGGTGATCAACAGCATCAGCCATCAAATCATTCGCGTTGACACGATCGAGCAGGACAACACCGCGATCACTTACGAACTGATCCTGAGGGCATAACGATGGCACGCCGCATTAACCTAGCCGACATCGGCAACTACAGTTTGCAAAAGTATGAGCAGTTGCTGCGTATCACGGTACTAGAAACTGACAGACGGCTTAAAGAGGCTAGTCCGGTTGATACCGGCAGATTGCGCCTTGCGTGGTCCATCAGCGAGCAAGGCACGCCCGGCTACGACCCTGGCCCGCAAAGTGGTGTTGCTGGCATTGCACCACCACGTCGGCTTGACTATCAAGTTGAGCGGGCAGGCAATGTGTACCACATCCATAACAGCTTGCCCTACACCGAGCCTGTGCTGTATGGCAACAATCTGCCAGCATCATGGCAAGGGCAGTGGCGATCCAAGAACAATCAAATCACCAAGGGATACCCGGACATCATCGCCCGCGAGATGACCGCATGGGCGCGGCAGCAAGCTGACCGCATCGGGAGGCAAGACTAATGGCAGCTGTCAACCTAAACACCGTTCGCGCCACCATTGAGGCACGATTAACGGCTGAGCTGACCAGCCTCACGACGACATACACTCAAACCGGCACTGTCGTTACGATCAACGCCACTGCGCACGGTTACTACGTCGGCCAGTCGCTGACGTTGGACTACACATCTGGCGGCGGCGTTGACGGCACGTTCACTGTGGTCACCACAGCAACCAACTCTTTTACCGTGACTGCTGCCGGTGCGTTGACAACCAGCGGAAATGTTACAGTGGTTAGCTCGCTGGGCAGCACCTTGCCGGTTGTCTTCCACAACCAGCCGTACATCCCAACGCCCGGTAGCTCATGGGTGCAGTGCCTGGTCAGCTTTGGCAACAACAACTACCTGACCATGGGCGGCACCACTGGCAGCAGCAACAGCGTCATTGGCGCCATCGTGGTCAATATCTTTACCGCTAAGGGCGTTGGCCCTGGCGCTAACTACACAATTGGTAAACGCATCAGAGACCTTTACAATAGACAAGTAATCAGCGGCGTCCATTTTGACCCGCCCACTGGCCCAGAGGTGGTGGCTGCGCCAGCTCCTGAGGGTTACTTCCAAGCACAGGTCAGAATGACCTTTGAAACCTTCGAGGATCTCTAGCCATGGCTTTTTACCGAGGGCAGCAAGGCAGCGTCAAGTTTGACGACGGCGGCGCTACTGGCGTCACCATTGCCAGCACCCGCTCATGGTCTCTGACCGTTGAGAAGGAATCACTCGACACCACCGCGCTAGGCGCCACTTATCGCGCTAATGTCGGCGGCCTGATCAGCGGCAGCGGCACCGTCGAGGTGCTTTACACGGCCAGCAGCGCTGATGAGACGAACGCTTTTATCGAGCATGTCAACACGGCCACCGACGAAGGCGCAGCCCTGTTTGAGCTGTTCCTTGATACAAACGGCACTAAAAAGGTCAGCTTTGACGGTGTCATCACATCTGCCGAATATTCGGCTACCGTTGGCGAAATCGAAGTGATCACGGTCAACTTCGTTACCAACGGCGCCATTACCCTGGACATCTGATCATGGCTTTTTATCGCGGGCAACAGGGCACTGTCTTCTTTGATAAAGCTGGTGCAGGCGGCTTGTCTGAGATTGCTGCGGTCCGGTCTTGGACCATGACCGTCGAGAAGGAATCGCTTGACGTGACCGATCACGGCGACACCTACCGTGCCAACGTGGGTGGCTTGATCAGCGGTTCTGGCACCATTGAGCTGATGTATGACGCTCCAGGTTCTGGCGACAAGCTGGACCTGATCAAGGATGTCAATCAAGCCACCGATGAAGCTGATGCAGCGTTTGAGCTGTACCTCGATGAAACCGGCGGCAAAAAGATCACCGGCACGCTGGTGGTGACAGGTTCCGAGTATTCCGCTACTGTGGGCGAAATCGAGATTGTCTCGGTTAATTTCGTTACCTCCGGGGCACTGACCCTTAGCATCTAATGCCTGCCGCCCAACGTCCGGTTGACCTGCTCACCGGAGCCTTTGACCTCAATCAAAGGCGCAAGTTTGAAGTGAAGACAGATGCTGGCGACGTGGTGATGGTGCTTTATTTCAAGCCCATCACCCGCGCTGACCGCAAAAAAGCATCTGCATTGACCGGCACTGATGAAGCGCTAGACGTTAGCACGCAGCTGCTATGTCAGATTGCTGAGCTTGAAAACGGCACCAAAGCGTTTGCACCGGCTGATGCGGCCAAGCTGCAACGCGAGCTGCCTGAGCGCGTCCTGAACGACCTAGAGCTGTTCTTGTTCGGCCTTGGTGATGGCGCAGGATTTGAAGAGGCAAAAAAAGACTAGAGGAAGACTCGTGGTTGTTCTTCGAGTTCTTCCTCGCAACTGAGCTAGGCATGACGGTTAGCCGTTTGCGTACCGAGCTAACCGATGCAGAATTTACGCACTTTGCCGCATACTATGAGGTCAAGGGCAGACGCGAAAAAGCGGAAATGGATAAGGCCCGGCGGCGGTAGACTGCCGCTATAGGGAGGTGTTGCCGTGGCCGTTTCGGTTGTTGATATTCAGGTAAACAGCCAGAGTGCTGTAAGGAATCTTCAGCAGGTTGGCGCAGCATCTAAAGCAGCACAGGCCGGCGTCAGTGGTTTAAAGGATGCTGTAACTGGCCTGCTTGGCGCATTTACGGCTGTCACTGCTGCCAAGTTTGTATTTGCCAAGACGGCAGAACTTGAATCACAAACCCGCAGCCTGCAGGTGCTGACGGGTAGCGCACAGCAAGCAAAGCAAATCATTCAAGAGCTGCAGCAGCTTGGTGCGGTAACGCCATTTACCAGCACTGAACTGATTGATGCAGCCAAGCGTCTGCAGGCTTTTGGCGTGCAGGCCAACAATGTTGTAGAAACCACCCGCAGGCTGGCCGACGCATCAGGTGCAACTGGTGCTGAGCTGCAGGGCCTGGTGACCGCCTACGGTCAGGTCCAAGCCAAGGGCAGGCTGCAAGGCGAAGAGCTGCTGCAGTTCCAAGAGCGTGGCATCGCGCTGCAGGAAGAGCTGCGCAAGATGTATGGGATGACCGGCGAGGAGTTCCAAAAGGCTCTAAGTAAAGGTCAGATCAGCGCTAAGGCTGTTGAGGTAGCACTGCAGCGGCTGACCAGTGCCGGCGGCAAATACGCCAATGGCGCTATTGCGCAAAGCGATACGCTAAATGGCAAACTCAGCACCTTGCAAGATGGCGTCGATGCGCTAGCTCGACGGATTGGCACAGCGCTTACCCCAGCGCTAAAGGCCATTTTCAATCAAGCGATCGCAGTTGTTGATGCGATCAATGCTGCATTGTCTGCCGGCAGGGGGGGCGGCTTTACGAGGAGCGTTGCAGGCGCCCGTCAGTTTTTGAATATCGGCGCCACATCGCAAGCAGTCGACAATATCGCCAAAGGTGTTGGTCAGGTTGGATCTCAGAAAAATAAAACAGGCATTCAGCAGAACCTGCAAGCATTGCAGCAATATCAGCGCCTGCTGCAAAGCGTTGGCCCTAATGATCCAAATGCAAATCGCGCTGTTCAGCTACAGGGCACAATTTTGCAAAAGATAAATCAGAATCTTGCGGCTCAAAAGCAACTGCAGGCAGGTGCAAAACAAACTGATAAATTATTTACCGCTCCGCCATTAGGTGCTGGCACAGGCGGCGCCGCAAAGGGTGGTGGCGGCAAGTCTGCTGACAAGCAAGCTAAAGAAATCAAAGACATCACAGCGCAAGAGCTTGAGTTGCGGTTGCGGCTTGGTATTGCCCAGCGCACCCAGAACGAGCAGCAAGAGGCTTACTATAATAAGCAGCTTGCAATCCTACAGGCCAGTCAGCAGGAGATGGGGCCTAATGAACGCAAGGCGGCAATCTTTGAAGCAGTGGTGCAATATGCAGAGCGGCTGCGCACGATTGAAGATCAGCGCAACAAGGAAACGCTGCCTGAATACATCACCAAACTGACAACCGCAGCATCTGGCTATGCCTCAGTGCTGGAATACTCCAAGCAGCTAACCGAAGAACAAAAGCGACAGCAGGCACTGGCTGACGGGATTAGCAATACGGTTGGCCAAGGCATGACATCTGCCTTTAACGCATTGATTCAAGGCAGCCAAGATTTCAATAGCAGCCTGCGGCAGATTGCATCTGGCGTGTTGATCGACATTGCCAGCCAACTCCTGCAGGTATTTGTTATCCAAAAGGCCATCAATGCAATTAGCGGTTTGTTTGGCGGCAATCGCGGTGGCTTTGCATCAGGCGCCAGCTTCAACCCCGGCGCCTTCGGCATGGCATCAATCGTTCCTGGTCTAAGCGGCGTCGGCAATTTCTTTGGTGGCGCTAGAGCCAACGGCGGCAGCGTGATGGGCGGCAAGGGCTACCTCGTTGGCGAGCGCGGTCCTGAGCTGTTTATGCCAGGCCGCAGCGGCGGCATCGCACCAACCGGCAGCTTTGGTGGCGGCGTTAATGTGGTAGTCAACGTAGACGCAAGCGGCACCAGCGTGGAAGGCAACGAGCCAAATTCCAATCAGATGGGTAGGATCATCGGTGCTGCAGTGCAGGCTGAGATCGTCAAGATGCAACGTCCTGGCGGTCTGCTGGCAGGTACACGCTGATGGCTACGTTCCCTGCGATCACTGCAAGCTACGGCGCCGAAAAGCGCAGCGCTCCAACCGTGCGCACCGTGCAGTTTGGCGATGGCTACCAGCAGCGGCTGACCTACGGCCTGAACCAAAACCCTAAGGAGTGGTCCTTGACATGGAACAACATCAGCGAGGCCAATGCGGATACTATTGAAGCCTTCCTTGATGCTCGCGCTGCTGATAGCGCTTCCTTTGACTGGACGCCGCCTGATGAGGTGACAGCATACAAATGGATTTGTCCATCATGGAGCAAGTCCATAACGTACGCAGGACGGGCGACCATCAGTGCCACATTTCAGCAAGTGTTTGAGCCCTAATGGCATACGCAGCTTGGGCTAGCAGCACCGCCTACAGCGTTGGCGCAATTGTCCGCGCAACGTCCGTACAGGCCACAGGGCTTGTCTTTCGCTGCACTGTTGCAGGCACATCAGCTAGCACACAGCCTGCCTGGCCTACCGATATCGGCAGCACCATTGCAGATGGTGGCGTCACATGGGCAGCGATCAGTAGCGTCTACGAAGAACTGTCGGTACTGGCGCCGAATGCCATCATCGAGCTGTTTGAGCTGCAGCTTGACACCACGTTGCATGGTGCAAGCACGACGTACTACTGGCATAACGGCGTCAATGCCAACGTGACTGGCGACATCGTTTTCAACAGCAATACCTACGTCAGGCTTCCGGTCAAGGCGGAGGGTTTTGACTACAGCAACACTGGCAGCCTGCCACGGCCAACGCTGACGATCAGCAACCTGACTGGTGATATCACAGCAATTCTGCTGCTGGTCAATGCGACGACGCCCGGCAATGACCTTGGTGGCGCCACTGTCCGCAGGATCCGCACGCTGAAGAAGTTTCTAGACGGCGAGACCAATGCAGACCCCAATGCACGGTTTCCGACAGAGATCTGGTACGTCGATCGGAAGTCCAGCGAGAACCGCGATCTGGTGCAATTTGAGCTGGCTAGTAAGTTTGACCTTGCAGGCGTGATGCTGCCAAGGCGTCAGATCATTGCCAACGTGTGCCAGTGGCAGTACAGATCGGCAGAATGCGGCTACACCGGCAGCAACTACTGGAATGTCAACGATCAGGTGGTCGGCACCTTGGCGCAGGATGTATGCGGTAAGCGGCTTGGTAGCTGCCGATTGCGGTTTGGCTCCACTGCAGAACTGCCGTTCGGCTCATTCCCTGGTGCTGGTCTAACGCAATGAAGCTAGGCACAACGCTGCAAACCGAGATCCTTGCCTACGCGCAGGCATGCGACCCCAAGGAAATGTGCGGGGTTGTTCATGTGGTCAAGGGCCGGAAGCGGTTTTACGCCTGCAGCAACATCGCCGCAACGCCTGATGAGCACTTCGTGTTGGACCCCGCCGACTATGCAGCGGCTGAAGATTTGGGCGAGGTCGTGGCGATCGTTCACAGCCACCCTGTCACCAAGCCTGAGCCGTCAGATGCGGACCGTATCGGTTGCAATAGCAGCGGCCTGCCATGGGTGATCGTCAACCCCAAGACTGAGGAATGGGGCCAGTGCGAGCCGTCTGACTTTGAGCTGCCATATGTCGGGCGTGAGTTTGTCTTTGGCGTGGTGGATTGCTACAGCCTGTGCCGTGACTGGTATCAGCGTGAATGGGGTTTGGAGCTGGCTGACTTCCCGAGGCGTGATGGTTTCTGGGAGCGTGGTGAAAACCTGTACGTCGATGGGTACAAGTCTCAAGGCTTCCGGCGCGTGCCGTTTGATGAGTTGCGGTACGGCGACGCGATCTTGATGCAGCTTGGCGCTGACCTGCCTAATCACGGCGCCATTTACCTTGGTGACCAGCAGATTTTGCATCATGTGCAGGGGCGGCTATCTAGTCGAGACGTGTACGGCGGCTACTATGTAAAGAGCACTGCCATGGTCCTGCGGCATGAAAGTCGTTAAGGTCTACGGCGCCCTCCGCAAGTTCCTAGGTGGCCGCTGCCGTTTCGAGTTTGAAGTAGACACACCAGCGCAAGCAATTAAAGCGTTGTGTGTGAACTTTCCTGATCTTGAGCAGTGGCTGATTAAAAGCGATTGGGGTTATCGCGTCACGGTTGGCAAGGAGCGCATTGGGCCAGAGAATGCAGAGCTGGTCTGCCTGCCTTGGTCAGAGCGTGAGGTGTTCAGCATTGCTCCGGTAATCGCAGGTGCTGGTCAAGGTGTCGGGCAGGTTTTTGCAGGCATCGGTCTTGTCTTGGCTGCCATTGTCCTTGGCCCTGCGGCTGGAGGTTTTCTAGGCTTGGGTGCAGGATTGGCTGGGGCTGGAGCCGGAATTATTGGTGGTGCTGCAGCCACGGCAATTGGCGGACTTGGTGCTGCGCTGTTACTTGGCGGCATCTCGCAGATGATTTCGCCGCAGCCCAACATCTCGCCGTTAGTGCGCGGCAAGGAAGCAGCCAGGCTTGAAAGCTTCAGCTTCAGCGGCATCAACAACACCAGCCAGCAGGGATTGCCGGTTCCGATCGCTTACGGTCGGGTCTTTGCTGGCTCAGCAGTCCTAAGCGCTGGCCTTGACGTTGATCAACTGAGATGACACAGATCCAAGGTGCTGGCGGTGGTGGCGGTGGTGGCGGTGGCGGTGGCTGCTTCCCTGGATACACGCTTGTCGATATCCCTGGCGGGCAGTGCCGCATTGATGAGCTGAAGCCCGGTGACATCGTTCTGAGCTTTGACGATCAAGGGCAGATCCTGCCTGCCAAGATCCTCAAGCTGCATGTCCACGACAGCGAACCGATTACCCGCTACAGCTACTGGGGTGGCAAACACCTTGATGCAACGCCTAATCACTGGGTACTCAACCAGTTCAATGCGTTTGTTTGCATTGACACGCTGGGGCCTGATGACTGCCTGATTGACGGCTTAGGGCACCTGCGGCCCATCATCGCCAAGCAACCGCTAGAGCCTGGCACGGTTTACAACCTGACCGTTGAAGGACAGCACACCTTCATTGCGGGCAACATTCGCGTCCACAACGCTGGCCTTGGTGCCACGATCGCTGGTGCAGGGGGTGGCGGCGGTGGCGGTGGCAAAGGTGGTGGTGGCACGACGCATGTACCAACGGAGGCCGATGACTCGCTGCAATCGGTCCAATACGGCAGTGTTCTTGACCTGATCAGCGAAGGCGAAATCCAAGGCATTGAGAACGGCGTCAAGGGCATTTACCTGGACGGCACACCGATTCAAAGCAGCAGCGGCATTGATAACTTCACTGGCTACACCGTTGTCACCCGCAACGGAACGCAGAATCAGGCGTACATCCCTAACACCGAAGGCACGCAGTCTGAAAAGACCGTCAACGTTGAGGTCACAAATGCTGCATCTGTAACCCGTACCGTCACAGATACTGATGTTGACCGTGTGCGCGTCACGGTGCAGCTACCAGCGCTGCAGATCATTGAAGACGACGGCGACATCATCGGCCATAGCGTCAGCATTGGCGTTTACATCCAATACAACGGTGGCGGCTTTACCAAGCTATTTGATGACACCATCAGCGGCAAGACCACCAATAGCTATCAGCGTGACTATATAGTCAGCCTATCGGGTGCGTTCCCTGTTGATATCCGCGTTGTCCGCAACAGTGCTGATGAGACCAGCGCCCGCAGGCAAAACCGCACTTACTTCAGCAGCTACACCGAGATCATTGACGAAAAGCTGCGTTATCCCAATAGCGCACTGACTTTCTTGCGGTTTGACTCGCGGCAGTTTGACACGGTGCCTGCGCGTAAGTATCTGGTGCGTGGCATCAAGGTGCAGCTACCCAGCAACGCCACCGTTGATACGACAACCTACCCAGGGCGCGTTACCTACTCAGGCGTCTGGGACGGCACGTTTGGCGCTGCTACATGGTGCGCAGACCCAGCTTGGTGCTTGTGGGACTTGATGACCAGTACGCGGTACGGCGCAGGCATTCCAACCAGCAGCCTTGACCGTTACGACTTTTTCGCCATCAGCCAATACTGCAACACGCTTGTCAGCAACGGACGCGGCGGTCAGGAGCCACGGTTCAGTTGCAACATGCTGATCAACAGCCGTGATGAGGTCTACAACGTCATCCAAGAGTTCGTCGCCCTGTTTCGTGGCATTGCCTACTACGGCGCCGGGTCGATGGTGGTGTTGCAGGACAAGCCTGCAGATCCGCAGTACCTGTTGACACCTGCCAATGTCGTTGATGGGCTGTTCAGCTACAGCGGCAGCGCACAGAAGGCACGGCACACCACCGCAACGGTTGCATACCAGACCTACCAGCAGCTTGGTGAGGTCACCTATGAATATGTCGAGCTGGCAGATGCGGTTGCCAAATACGGCATCATCAATAAGGACATCAAGGCCATTGGCTGCTACTCGCAGGGCCAGGCGCACCGCTTGGGCAAGTGGGCGTTGCTGTCAGAGCAGAACCTGACCGAGACCGTCACATTTTCGGTGTCGCTTGATAGTGGCATCGTCCTGCGGCCTGGAATGGTGATTGACATTGCCGACCCGATGAAGGCTGGCAGCAGGCAGGGCGGCAGGATCAGCGCAGCAACGACGACGACCGTAACGCTTGATTCTGCTCCCACCTTGGGAGGAAGCCCAACCATCAGCGTGCTGCTGCCTACGGGCTTGGTCGAAACGCGCAGCATCAGCGGTCTAGCGGGCAGTGTGGTCACGGTCAGCAGTGCATTCAGCGAAGCTCCTAATCCGCAGAGCATTTGGATTATCCAAAGCACCGGCACGCAAACGCAGCAGTTCCGTGTCATCACGGTTGCCGAGGGTGAAGACGGCATCTACGGCATCACGGCGCTGTCATATAACGCCAGCATCTATGCCGCGATTGAATCGGACCTAAAGCTGTCGTTCCGTGATGTAGGCGATGGCGGCCTGACCGATCCGAACACCATCCCGCAGGAACCAATCGTTGAACCTGCACCTGATCCGCCGAGCAGCATTGATGGCACTGAGCACCTGTACGTTGACGGCTCCAACGTGCTTACTGCTTTTGAGCTGAGCTGGATTGAGCCAACCGTCAGGATTGTTGCCAACCGCGCCATCAAGGCGGTCAACTATCGGTTGCAGTACAAGATTGACAATGACAACTGGCAGCAACTGGAGACCACATCACCGTCGATCCGGCTGACTGGGTTGCGTGCTGGGACGCTGTACGTCCAAATCGTCAGCATTGGCCTTACCGGACGGATCAGCTCCACTGCAACGGCACAGTTTGCGCTGATCGGCAAGACGGCATCTCCCGGCAACGTGCAAAACCTGACGATTGAGGCCATTAGCGCTAACAGCGCCCGCCTGCGGTGGGATGCAACGGTTGATCTAGACGTGAAGGTGGCTGGCCGTGTTCACATCAGGCACACCAACCTTACGAATGGCACTGGCACATGGAGCAACAGCGTTGACCTGATCCCTGCGATCGCAGGCCACAACACGGAAGCAATTGTGCCGCTGGTCGAGGGTGAGATCCTGGTCAAGTTTGAGGATGACGGCGGCCGACAGTCTGCAGCAGAAACCAGCGTCATCGTTGACTTTCCTGATGCGCTTGGACGGCTGCTGGTGCAGTCAAGGCGTGAGGATGCGGATGTGCCGCCATTCCAGGGCAACAAGACGGACGTGTTCTACAACGAGGACTATGACGCCCTCACCCTTGACGGGGATGAGGAGATTGATGACGTGGTGGACTTTGACCTGCTGCCGGTGATGGACTTCATCGGTGACACGGTTGGGACAGGCACTTATGAGTTCAATGCAACCTTGGACCTCGGCGCTTCGTATTCGGTTGACCTGACTAGGTTCTTTGTCACTCGCGGATTTTTCCCTAGCGACCTGATCGACAGTCGTAATGGCTTGGTTGATGACTGGTCTGATTGGGACGGCGGTGTGATCGATTCGGTCAATAGCAAGCTGTACCTGCGGCGTACCAGCGACAACCCAAGCGGCACGCCAACCTGGACAAGCTGGCAGGAGTTCGTCAATGGCACCTTCCTTGGCCGTGGCTTCCAGTTCAAGGCAGAGCTGACTAGCAATGACCCAGCAGAGAACATCTTGATTGATGAACTGGGCTATGAGGCAACGTTCCAGCGCAGGACTGAGCAATCGGTTGGAGCGGTCGCCAGCACGGCAGGCACCAAGTCCATCACGTTTGACAAAGCGTTCTTTACCGGCACTGCCAGCCTGGGCGGCATCAATGCTTACCTGCCCAGCGTCGGCATTGTGGCCCAGAACCTTGCAACAGGTGACTACTTCAACGTCACCAACGTGACCAGCACAGGCTTTGATGTCACCTTCAGGAACAGTAGTGGCACCGCAGTTGACAGGAACTTCCTGTGGAGTGCAGTCGGATTTGGCAAGGGCGTTTAAAGTGTAGACACTGCCTGTCTTGTAAGTTGTGGCTCAACACGATTACGTCATCGCGAACGGCACTGGTGCTGCTGTCCGCTCTGACCTGAACAACGCGCTGGCCGCGATCGTCAGCAACAACAGCGGCGCGACAGAGCCAGCAACGATGTATGCCTACCAGTGGTGGGCTGATACCAGCACCGGGCTGCTCAAGCTACGCAATGCTGCCAACAACGCTTGGATCACACTGAGAGAACTGGATGGCACGCTAACCATTGAGGCAGGTACGGTCTCGGCCCCTGGCTTGGCGTTCGCGTCGGACCTGAATACGGGCATCTATAGCCCAAGCGCTGATCAGCTTGCAATCGCAACCAACGGCGTCGAGCGCGTCGAATGGGGCACCAGCGAGGTGGTGTTCAACGATGGCGGCGCTAATTATGATTTCCGCATTGAAGGCGATACAAACTCTTCGCTTTTCTTTGTTGATGCGTCAGCAGAAGCGGTAGGGATTGGCACTGCTGCGCCTAGCTCCTTGGGAAGTAATGTAACAACGGTTGAAATCCAAGGACCTACAACTACAAGAAGTGGCGGGATTCGGCTGTCCTCTAGTGACAGTTCGCAGAAAAGCGCCTTTTATGTTTACGATGGCGCCGCAGTTCTTGGCACAGAAACTGCTCATCCTTTGGGTCTATACGTCAGCAACACTGAAAGATGCAGGGTCGATACATCAGGTCGTTTTTTAGTTAACACGTCTTCTAGCGTTCCGGTCCTTTCAACGGTCACCGGAGCAGCAGTACAGGTCAATTCAAGTGCATTCGGATCTTACGCGCAAACTTGGTTTTATGGCGCAAATAACGAGTTTGCTCCAGTAATTATGCTGGCAAAAAGCAGAAATACCACCTACGGAAGTTATACAGTTGTCCAGAATAATGACCAGCTTGGAGGGCTTTGGTTTGCCGGTGATGACGGAACTGACTTAAACCAGTCCGGCGCAAAAATTGAAGCCTTTGTAGACGGCACGCCCGGCAATAACGACATGCCGGGCAGGCTGGTCTTCAGCACTACCGCCGCCGGAGCGAGCAGCCCGACGGAGCGGATGAGGATAAACTCGTTTGGATCTATTGGTTTTGGATGTACTCCAGATGGTTCGGCGAGTACACTTGGCGTTCAAACAGGCGGCAGTGCTGGATGGTTAATAACAAAAAGAAATAGCAATCCTGCGTTGTTTGTCAACAGAGGCGTGGATGATGGTGACCTTGTATTGTTCTATCAAGCTGATGTTTCAGAAGGGTCTATCTCCGTCTCTGGCACCACCGTTAGCTACAACGGTGCTCACCTTTCCCGCTGGTCGCAGCTGCCTGGCGGCGCAACCCGCGAAGAAATCTTACGCGGCACCGTGCTGAGCAACATCGACGAGATGTGCGCCTGGGGCGAGGAAGAAAACGAACAGCTCAACCGCATGAAAGTCTCAGATGTGGAAGGCGACCCCAACGTGGCCGGCGTGTTCCAAGCCTGGGATGACGACGACGACACCTACACCGACGACTTCTATTGCGCGATGACGGGTGACTTCATCATCCGCATTGCCGATGGCGTCACGGTGCAACGCGGTGATCTACTCATGTCCGCTGGTGATGGAACGGCCAAGCCCCAAGATGATGACATCATCCGCAGCAAGACCGTCGCCAAGGTGACTTCAACTCACGTCACCTGCACTTATGACGATGGCAGCTACTGCGTGCCCTGCGTGCTGATGGCTTGCTAAGCCTCGTAGTCCTACTCACTAACGCAGATAGCCAGCCCAGCTTTATAGTGGTGGGGCAGCGAGTTTGCGGCTCCTGCCCCTGGCCACAGTTCCCTAGAAACCATGACCCAAGAAGACTACAGGTATCCCATTGCCCCGCCGCCGGAGCTGGTGCAGCAGTGGTACGACCAAGCCAAACAAGACCCATGTGGTCCAATTAACTGGGTTGCTGTCCGCGCCGCCCAATGGGGCGCCGACCAGGAGCTGGAGGTGTGCTGTGAGGCACTGGACAATTTGAATGATGGGTTCTGGAGTGAAAAACTCCGCGCCGCCCGCCGCCCCAAGCCGCAGAGCTTGAAGGAGCAGGCGTTACAAGCACTTTCTGAAGCCGTCAAAATGGCCGATGACGTCCCGCCAGAGGGGATTTGCTCAGGCCAAGCAGACATTATCCGCCACGCACTGGAGCAACTTGATGACTGATTACCAGTCCACGGTACTTTCTGCCGTCTTGATTATTTTCATCATTATCGTTGATTGGCACTTCAAATGACTGACTTCCGAGAGCTGTGCGCCTGCATGGCTGACGAGCTTGATCATTACCGCCAGCTCCTAATGGATGATCGCCGCGAAACTCATGCGTTGGCGACCAAAGCCCGAGCCGCCCTAGCCCAGCCCGAGCCGGTGGCGCCTACGGATGAGGAGCTACTGGAGCTGATGCCTGAGACCATGCGGGATGAGTTTTCCTACGCGGCCAAGGTCTGCTCTGACGCAACCGGCGGCAAAGTCGAACCCGGCATCTTTCGCGTGGCGCTCAACACCGCTGCGCTGGAGTACGCCCAAGCTGTTTTGGCTCGTTACGCCCATTAGTCATTCCCACTAAAACCTTTTTGTTGATGTCACCAAAATGGTCCGAATCATTCGACAATGGTTATCGAACCGCCGTGCTAGGCGTGTCCTGAATCAGCCCGCCCCGTGGGAACGGCAGCTCATCCCAAACATGGGTATGAGATACCGGCATGACTACGGGCTGCTGAATGAAGACGAACGCGCTGCCGTGGATCAGCAGATGCTTCAGCTTGCAGAGGAGGTGGTGACGTGGTTCCGTCGTGAGGCTGATAACCACCATCTCAGCGTTGGCGGCGCGATCCTGCGGTTCAAGGCATCCAACATCCTTGAAGACCACATCAAAGCCTCGTAGTCACCTTCACTAGACACCCGTCTTAGACTCCCACCAACCACACAGCATCATGAGCATCACCTACAACTGGGCCATCGCCAACCTAGAACGCGAGGTTTCGGACGGTTACGTCTTTACCGCGCACTGGACGGTGGTGGGCATCTCTGATGACGTTGACCCCGAAGGCAATCCCTACAACTCCGGTGCCTATGGCTCCATGGGTCTGGAGCGTCCTGAGGGCAGCATGATCCCGTTCAGCCAGCTCACCCAAGAGCTTTGCGTTCAGTGGGTCAAGGACAAGTTTGGCCCGGATAAGGTCACCGAGATCGAGGAAGCGCTCGCTGCACGGATCGTAGACCAGCAGTTTCCGACCGTTGAAGCTGGCGTCCCGTGGCAGTAAAAGCAAAGGCTGGTCTAAGCGGCACCGTCCGCAAGGATCCTGTCCCCAAGACAACCAGCCAAGGGCAAGGGCAGCGCTCCAGGCCGCGACGTCGTGGCCGCAAAAAGCTGCGCGGGCAGGGTCGTTAAACTGATTACATGATCGAGGTCATCGCTGCTATTGCTGGAGCGTCGATCTCCGTTGCCGCGATGGGCGCGATGGGCTTTAGCCGTCGCAACGATGAAGCACGCGAAGCTGTAATTAGACTGACCGCTGCCGTAGAGCATATTGCCACACAGCTAGAGGTGCTGCATAAGGACATCAAGGAGGACCGTAAGGAAACTTTTTCACGTCTTAATGGCGTTGAGCAGCGCGTGACTATGCTTGAGGCACGGCCTACACGCTAACCCAGTGGACTTCCTTTCTCATCCCGCCTTCTGGATCATCGTCGCTGCTGCTAGCGAGCTGATCGCGATTAGCCCACTGAAGAGCAACAGCATTGTGCAGCTGGTGTTTCAGGTGCTGAACCTGTTGAAGGCAAAAAAGCGCTGACCTCGTTCGCTATTCGCAAACAGCGATTCGAGGCCCAGTTGCCGGCCAAGCTAGACCAAGCCGAAGCGGACTGGCACGCAGCGCAGCCCGTAGGCCCTGAGCCGGTGATTACGCATCACCCGGTAGACGACACACTGCAAACCGGAGATAGCCGCCTACTTGGCGGTGCAATGGAGATCAAGTCACCATGGTCAAACTGAGCGACCTGTTCCGGTACTACAAGCACGGCACGCCGCATCAGATGGCGGCCATCTCTGAATTGGAAGCAGAGCTGTTAAAGGTTGCGCCTGCAATCTTGAATAGGGACCAAGCCTGGTACAAAACCTGGCAGCAAGGCGGCAAGCTGCATAATTATGGGCCAGCGATAAAGCTGATAAAAGAGTTTGAGGGCTGCCACCTAAGCGCTTACCCTGATCCGCTTAGCGGCGGCGACCCGTGGACCATCGGCTATGGCACCACCAGGTACAGCGATGGCCGCAAGGTGCAACGCGGCGACAAGATTACAGTTATTGAAGCCAGCAGCCTGCTTGAACTTGAGATAGACCGCATTGCCGCCAAGCTGCGTGCGACGGTGCCGTTTTGGAATGCCATGAGCGGCAACCAGCAATGTGCGCTGATTAGCTTTGCCTACAACCTGGGCAGCGGGTTCTACGGATCCGAAGGATTCGAGACGATCAGCAAGCGCCTGAAAGAGAAGGACTGGGCAGGGGTGCCAGCAGCGATGCTGTTGTATCGCAACCCCGGCACCAGCGTCGAGGCTGGTTTGCTACGTCGCCGGCAGGCAGAAGGCAGACTGTGGGTTGGCGATCAGCAGCAGGGAGCAGCCAAACTGACGCCTAGCAGTCCGTTCAGCGCACGGATCACGCCGCACATCCGAATCGGTGAGTTTGCGCTAGACCAAGAGGCACGGCGCTTTGATCACCAGTACCAAGTAGATACCGCAGCTGAGCTGGCAGCATTCCTAGAACGCGCTCGTGGTGCATTTGGCAACAAGCCGCTCATCATCACGTCGGGTTACAGACCAGCAATCATCAATCGGCAGGTAGGTGGTGCCAGCGGCAGCGAGCACCTATTTAATGCGCCTGGCGTGGGTGCAGTTGACTGGTATATCAACGGCGTGGACATCTACAAGCTGCAGGACTGGTGCGTCAAGCATTGGCCATACAGCACTGGACTAGGCGCACCCAAGGGCTTTATCCATACCGGCATCCGTCAAGGCAGGCCGCGTCTCACTTGGCCTTATTAGACTGCCTGTGTAAGCCGCTACCAACGGCATGGCGATCACGTCTACGCGAGTATCGCCAGAGCTTTTGGAGATACGGATACCGTACAACAGCACCAAGGAAGAAGCAACCTTTCTACTGCTGTCGGACATCCACCTAGATAACCCAAAGTGCAACCGCAAGCTGCTGCTGCAGCACTTGGATGAGTGCAAGGCGATTGGCGGCCATGCTTTGATGTTTGGCGACGTGCTTTGCCTGATGCAAGGCAAAAAGGATCGGCGCGGCAGCAAGGGCGACATCAGGCCAGAGCATCTTGGCGGCAACTATTTTGATCTGGTGTTCCGCGAGTCAGCCGACCTGCTCCGGCCATACGGTGACATGATCCTGATGATGGGCGACGGCAACCACGAGACTGCCGTGCTCAACAATCAAGAGATCGACCCGCTAGAGAACGTGGTCAGGCTCATGCGCAACGATGGCGCGGTTACCGAACACATGGGATACCAGGGCTTTGTGCGGTTTGCGTTCCGGCAGTCAGCCGGCCGTACACGCCGCTGCACATTGTTCTTCCACCACGGCGCATGGGGCGGCATCGTCACCAAAGGCACCATGGGTGGCGGCCGCTACGCGCAGATCGCACCTGATGCAGACATCATGCTTAACGGCCACAACCACGAGCGCAGCATTGTGGCACACCCGTGCTACCGCATCGCAGAAAACGGCAAGGCATGGATTGAGCAGCGCTGGCACCTGCAAACCGGCACCTACAAGCAGGAGTTTGGCGCTACTGGTGGCTGGGCGATTGAGCGCATCGTAATGCCTAAGTCACTTGGCGGGATATGGCTAACGCTGCGGCCACGAGAGCGCGGCGGCGTTGACATCTCCTGCAGGCCAACCGTATGAGACAGTACGTCCTTGAGATTGAGTACACCATTGTGGTGGAATCTGAAGACGACGACCCAGAAGAGGTATCGGACAATTTCGTGGCGCGGCTCACTGAGCTAGCGCCGTCCAACGATCACGTCCTGGGCCTCACGGTTCAGGTGTTACCCATCCCGGAACTGCGTGGATCATTTGATTGATGGCTCCAACCTCGTATCAAAACGCAGCGCAAAGCATCAATTTAGACAGCAAATTTTTGAAGCATGGGGCCATACATGCGCGTATTGCGGCGCCCCGGCTGACACGCTAGACCATGTGAAGCCACGTCATAAAGGTGGCGCTACTGTTGCTTGCAATCTTGTACCGGCGTGCAAGAATTGCAACCGTAAGAAAGGCAGCGAGGAATGGCGCGAATGGTTTAGCCGTCAAGATTCGTGGTCTGTTGATCGCGTTCTAAAGATTCAGGATTGGTTGGTTGATTGAGCATCTGATGGTAAAAAATCAGTGCTTGCCACTGCTGCCTGTGCTCTCGGCACATACCGTTGAAGCAAACCCTCCATACATCCTGATAGCGGCTGATTGTTGGTTTCGACATGGCCAAGCGGGGTATTGCTTAATGGGTTGCTCATCAGCATACGAAGGCGGCTAATGCCACGACGCTCTAGGTTTTGCAGCTTGGTGCGGCTGACGCCTGTTTGTTGTTCAAGTTGCGCCCAGGTGACAGGCCGCGCAAGGTTTCTGGCATGGATTACCTGTTTGGTCAACGGGTCTAAGTATTTGTTAAAACAATCCATCAATTCGCGTATCTCTTGCCGGGTTTCTATCAGGTCATTGTCGTAGTTAGGGTCAGCAATGTTGTCACCGATGCATGTGGTCTCGGTGTCAGCAACACGCTGGTCTAGGCTTGTCACTTTATAGGTTTGCTTTAACAAGTATGACAGTTCTTCTACATCCATATCCAGTGCGTTAGATATTTCGCTCATGGTTGGCTGTCTGCCGATCTTATGGCTTAGATCCTGCATGGTGCGGTTTATCTTGTACAGCATCTCATGCAAACTGGTTGGCAGGCGAATTATGGAGTCATGCTGGATCAATGCCCGCGTAATGCCTTGCCTGATCCACCAATAGGCATAAGTTGAAAACTTGTAACCGCGTGACGGGTCGAATAGCTCAACCGCACGCGCAAGGCCGATATTGCCCTCTTGGATCAAGTCCATCAACTCAAGCGTCTTATTGCTGCGCTTGTCGTACTTGCGGGCTACATGGACTACAAGCTGCAGGTTGGACTTAATAAACCGTTGCCTAGCGCGTTCACCGCTTCGCAACTCGCGTTGCTCATCACGGGTTAGCTCCCTGTCGCATTGTCTTAATTCTTGCCATCTAATGACACGCCTGCCGAGTTGTATCTCTTGTTGCGGTGTCAGTAGTGGATATTTGGCGATACTGTTGAGGTAGTCTTTGATGCTGTCGGCCATGATGAATCCATTAGTTCACACAATGGAAGCACAGTTCCACGGCGCTGCCAACGCTAACATGTTGCGCCAGCTACATGCAGCAAAAGATTGGAATGCGTTACTTGAGTACAGCTTGCTACTGGCTGAGCAGGAGGCTAGCCAGCGCTCGCAGATTAAGTGGCTAGCTGCCGAGGCGATGCGCTCATGCAGCATCGAGCCTTGGCATTTGGCTGCGGCCGAGGAACTGCTTGGAGGCAGCCACTAGCTTGTCATTGTTGTAGTGCCCAACCTGCGCATAGCTCAGCGCTGGCTGCTGGCTCATGCGGAAAAACACCATCTGACCAATCTTGAGCCCTGGGTAAATGGGCAGCGGCTGCAGCTGACGGGCGTTTTTCAGCTCTAGCGTTAGCGTGCTGCCATTCCAGCCGGGATCGGCATAGCCGGCGTGGAGGTTCTCATAGCCCTCCCTAGCGCGGCTTGACTTCAGGAAGAACAGGCCGGCGATATCTTCCGGCATGTAAAAGGTCTCCACCGTCTGGGCCAGCACAAACTGACCAGGCACCAACTCGTATGGATGCTCCACGGTGTAACCGCTGATGTCAAGCGGAATCATCTGGTGCCCTTGGACCGATTCGAGCATGATCAGGTTGCCAAGCCGCAGGTCCAAGCTGGCAGGATTGATCAGCTCTGGGTCATGGCCCTGCACCATCCCCTGAGTGACGATCAGGTCTTCGATTTCGGTGTCAGATAGGATCATTGATGTCGATAACGTGTTTACCAGTGCAGTGCTTAGATGCTGACCATTTCAGGTCATACTTTGAAATTTGAATTTCTGCCGGTTGCTTGGTGTACCAGCGGTGATTACACCCATCGCAGCGGCGACGCCTAACAATCGTACCGTCAGCCAATTGATTGGTCATAACGACATACGTCTGCTGGCATGAGCAGCTAGGGCATCGGACTTGAACTGCTGGCACGTCTAACTCGGCTCATAGCATCGGACCTGAATTGCTTGCATGTATCTTCTAAATCTTGGGCAAGGACGGCAGCCGAACGCAGCAGCGTTGTAAGCGTCACCGGCTTCATGTCACGATCCGTCGCATAGCGAATGGCGTGCCTGAAGCCTTGACTGATGTTGCCGCCGCCGAGTTTGCGGGCAGCTTCAATCTCCTCGCGGCTCATGCGAATGTTCACCGTGTAGTTGCGACCGCGCTGCGTTGGTATGCGCGGGCTAGGCATTGCCCTCTAGCTCGGCAGCGATGGCGAGAAAATGAGCGCGAATGGCGTGATGTGCGGCGAACACGCCTGCATCAGCGTCGGTGTCACCTAATGGCGTGTTCATCTGCACCTGATCCGCAGCAGCTCGCAGAGCGGCGGCAATCGCGGGCAGGTAATGCCAGTCATCCGGCTTGCCGCTGGCGGCGCGGTTGAACTCCCAGAACACTTGTTGCGCGGCAGGGGAGAGGTTAGTCATCCAAGGCCTCCTCCATGTCGCGCTTTACCAAATCAGCAATGCGCTGCTGATACAGCCCGGTGTAGGTTTCGCAGGTGCGGCCATAGTGGTGATACAACCACTCCAAGTAGTCCTGCCGTTGCTGGTCAGCTATTGGGTTGTTCACTGATAAGCTCCATCAACTCAAGGACATGGGCCGCAAAGGCGGCATGGGTCATCACTGCATGGGTGCCAGGAGGGCGCCCGTAGGACGCCTCCCACCACTCCTTGAATGCAGCTTCAAGGCTGGTTTGGTTCATCAGAATGCAGACTCCTCGCTAGCAGCAGCAGCAGCACGCGGCAGGTATTCAAACCGGGTGACGTTCAGCACATGCTTAGAGCGCTTAGCGCCGCTCTCCTTATCCTGCCAGTCCTGACGGCGAATGCCGCCGGTAACCATGATGCTGTCGCCTTTTTTGCAGTTGTCGGCAATCATTTGACCGCCTTTACCCCAGACCTCTACGTCAATTGCATTGTTGATGTAGTTGCCATCTTTATCTTTGCCTTCCTGAATGCCTGCACCAAAGTTGCAAACACAAGTACCGGAATCAAAAAACTTAATTTGCGGCTCGCTAATAATGCGCACGACGCCGGAAGCATACAAACTCATGGGTTGATTGGTGTAATGGAATGGGTCTCTTCAAAGGCCAGTACATCAGGCAGGTTGTACCTGACGCGGGACTGGCCGAGTGGACATCCTAGCCTCGGGACTGTGTAATAGCTAGGTCCTTGGCCGCGTAATCGTTGAGACTTAATGCTGGACGGCTTGAGGCCCCAACGCTCGGCTAGTTGCTCAGTTGTCAGATAACTCATTCTCTTTTTCAAGCATTAGTTGCAAAAGTTGATCGTGCTGCTCTTGGCTGATCTCACCGGCTTCTAGCCGTGCCGCCATACGCGGTTGCAGGTCTTCTAGATCCTGCAGGGTTTTGGCCTTAGCGATGGCCGCCTTACCAGCGGTGAACGTCTTGCTGCTGTCTACCTTGGTGGTAGCAGGCAGCTTGACCTGCTCAGCTGGCGTGACCGTAACAGTCTCGGCTTGGTCCATTTCGTCGGTGCTGTACACACCAGACATGTCGGCAGGGAATGCCTTACGAAGCGCCAGCGCCTCAGAGCATTTGGCAATCATGGCGGCTGGCATTTTGGACCACAGCCCTTGGCCGGCGTTGTAGTCAGCAAAGCGGGCAACACCAATAAAAGGGTGTTGGCTGCCTTTGCGATGCACGATGGTCTTAGCTGCAGCGGGCGGCTTGCTGGAGAGCCATACGTCGCGCCATTCGCCTTCATCACCACACCAGTACGTCTCGCTGCCGTCTAGTTGTCCGGTGCGTTCGGCAATGGCACGCAAACCGTCAATGCCGGCCTGAATGGTCATCTTGCCGCCACGCTTGATGGCGTAAATCTGCTTGCTGAATGGGTCAAGGCCAGTGCGCTGGCACGCATAGGCGAACAGCCGCAGCTCATCATTGCTGCAGCCTGGCGCAATGGTGCTGCTAATAAGCTGCGTTTGCTCTGGGGTCCAAAGGGTGATAGCGGTTGACATCAGAACTCGATGGGTGATTGCTGGTTGGCATTAAGTGCCCAGCCGGGCAGGCTGAGCGTTTGGACTGAGGTGTCGCCGTAGCCGGGCCACATGTCAGCGGCCTTGCAGGTGGCGATCACGTCCAGTGCATTATCGCGCATGGTCCGCCCTAGTGCCATAGCGGCATGGTCCAGTTCGTAAACGGCGACCGCATACGGCGCAGTCTTTTCCACTGCGATAAACACAAACCGGCCAGCACCGTGCAAACCAGCGAGGTAATGCGCTGCCTGGACGTGGTAGGCGAAGGTCGCCACGCTACGCGCAAACGCTGCAGGGCTGGCGTCTTGGCATGTCTTCAGGTCAACGATGGTGCTGCCTTGATACCAGTCTGGGCGGCATTTGCAGCGCAGTCCTGTTGGCAGGTCATCCCACCAGAACGACTGCTCAGCCTTGCCATGAGCGAGCAGCGCTGATGCAGCAGGATGCCGTCGGACGCTATCGGCCATGCAGTTAGCGGTCAGCATGTCGCCGGCCGTTACGGCTTCGATGCCAGCAGTAGCCATCTGCTCAGCCTGTTCCTTGCCTGCTTTGGTGTTGCGTGGCCCGCAGACGCCATAGCGGGATGACAGCTCATCAGGCTCCAGCACGGCGCAATGCACCAAGCTGCCTAGCTTCATCGCTGCTGTCGGTTCAACCGGCAAGCGATGCGGGTCCAGATATCGCGCCCAATAGTGGTAAGGCGATTGCATTACCGCTTTGAGGTGACTGGCGCTGACGGCTGGGTCGGCGTGATAGTCGGCACTAGAGATGGTCATGCTTCCACCCCCTCGCGCAGTTTGCGGTGCAGCCGGCTGCTAGGGCCATAGGTTGCGTAAATCTCCGGGAATGCCAGCAGCAGGCGCTCGCGGTTGATCGGGTCAGCCTTGAGGCCGGCTTCAGCCAAGGCGGTAAAGAAGTTACCGGCATACTGCGCTGCAGTGATGAAAGTCCAGTAGCGGTCTGAGTCGGTCATAGAATTAACGCGGTGTGTTGAGGTGGGGCGGTTGGTGTGGCCGCCCCGTTTTCTTTACGCCAGTGCTAGACGGACGCGGTAACGGCTGATGTGCATGTGCTCCGCAATGCGGCGCTGCGTCCAGCCGTAGCCGCGCAGTCGCTTGGCGCGTTGCTCGGTTGACTCCGTTGCCCAGAGCAGAACCAGCAGTGGTAGCAGCAGCAAGGCGGTCAACAGGGCAATTGTGGTTGTCATGGTGTTAAAGCGGGTGGAATGGTGCCGGGATTGGGTGCGGCTCCCGGTTGGCCGCGTGGGTCAAGCCCCGGCAGGTCCCAGTCGATAGCCCGGAGAAAAGATCATGAACTCGTCATTCCAGCCCAGATCCTTCACCGTGACAGGCGCAGCGGTGTAGTAACCGATTGCAGAAACGGTGACGTGCACTTCGTCCCGGTCAACAACTGCGTAGTTGATGGGATTGCGCCAATCGGCAGGATCGGCAACCTTGGCAAAAGCAGCATCAAGCTGTGCCTCAGTAAACGGAGTACCAGTTTCCTGAAGGATCAGCATCTGAAGCGCAGCCTCCGGGCTGCCGAGTGGGGGTCTTGCCCCCTGATGCACATATCCTACACCATGTGCCGCCGTGGTCAAGCGTGGTGAGGGGAATGGATGAGGTCAGGTAACGCCCGACCCCCGAGGCGGCCGACCTGCGTCGTCGGCGGGACTATCTCCGGCCCCTGCATCCGGCTTATGGGTGATGGTCAGCCTTCGTCGCTGACAGGACTAACTCCGGGCCATGCATCCGGCTTGTGGCTGAA